GCATTATTCCCGGAATTGCGAGCGACGTCGGCCTCGACAACCGCTGTGTGCGAGCCGTCAGTGGCATCGGCTTCCTGCAGCGCCAGGGTCCAGCTCGGCACCGGCGAATTGCCAATATTGGTGATCTCTCCCATCACGGCAACAACCTCGACCTCGGTGAGGTCGGAGACATCAATGCCGGCAGACGGGGTTACAGTCGCCGTCGGCGCGCCGATATAGTGCAGGCGCGTGACGATCTGGTCGTTCATGGAACGGTTCATGGGTCTTTCCTTTCGATGATGGAGCCCAGGACGCGCCTGGCTTTGCTCTCACGAAAAAGGGGGCGACGGTTTCCCGTCGCCCCCTCTTCATTGTCGTGGGTAGAAACCGATCAGGACGTGCCGAACTTCAGCAGCTTGATGGCGTCAAAGTCGACGACGTCACCACCGACACGCTTGGTCGTATAGAACTTCACATACGGCTTGTCGGTGTAGGGATCGCGCAGCACACGAATGCCCTGGCGATCAAGGATCTGATAGCCGGCACGGAAATCGCCGAAGGCGATCGAGAAGGTGCCGGATGCGATATCTGGCATGTCCTCCAGTTCAGCCACCGGATATCCCAGCAACTGATCCGGCTGGCCGGCCACGATGGACGGCTGCCACAGATAGTTGCCGTCGACATCCTTGAGCTTGCGGACCGTGCCGGTACTCGCACGGTTCATGGCGAACCGGCCATTGGCACGATAGACCGTTTTCATCGACTGAATGAGATCGATCAGCTTGTCAGCCGGAAGGGTGGACGTCGAAGCGTTGGGAGCCGCAAAGGCACCATCAACACCGGTCGCGATATATTCCAGCTTGCCCCAGGCGTGTTCGGAGCTGCTCGCGGCCACAGCGTCGGCGGCATAACCCAGGAAACCCGTGGGCTTGTTGACGCCATTGCCTGTCACGAACGCAGTGTTTTCCGTACGCGACAGAATGTCCGCGATCTTCCCGGCCAGCCAGGCCTCGACATTTACCTCGGCGTCGTCGAGCAGACGCTGCGTCGCCTTGGGTTGGGCATACTGCTCGAACAGATCAATCGTCTGATCGCCCAGGCCCGGCGTATTGCTGTCGCTGCGTGCCTGCTTTTCACCGACCCAGCCACCGCTGGCCGCTTCCTCGAGGTCGAGCGGAATGGTGTAACGATCCGTGCCAATCGACATCACGTTGGCAATTGCGCGCATGTCCGACGTTTCGCGCTGACGCAACTGAACAGCCTCGGCGACCTGAATAGGCACGAGCCAGCCACCATCACTGTCCTGGCCGATGGACATGGCCGCACGAAGGTCAGCAGACAGCTGATCGCCATTGCTGCCGCCGCGGCGGATCATGGCCGTCACAGCCTGACCATACTCGCGATAGGCAGTGACCTGCTCCGGCGTCACATCATGGACCGGACGGCCATGCTGGGCGGACAGAAAGCGGACCGTGTCCTGCTGCCAGTCACGATCATCATTCTGGAGATGGGCGCTCACAGCCGCCTGTGCGCTTTCTTGCGCAATGCGGTCGATATCAGCCTTGGCCTGGTCGATCGCGGCATTGATGCGCTCAACCTCTTCCTCGGTGATCACATCGGAACTGCCGCGCGCTTCGATTTCAGCCAGACGGCGATCATTCTTTTCGCGGAACGTCTCAAAGGCGTTCATCAGATCGCGAACCGCGGCCGCTTCAGCGGCCTCAGCTCGCGGTGCGGAGAGCATGGCGCCGGCCGACAGAGCGGGCAGCGCCGTTGCGGCAACCAGGGCCGCGCGAGAATAATGAGACATTGGGAAACCCCTATTTTGTCAGAATTGAGATGCCGCGGCGGAGTTCCGCAGCGAGTTCACCAGCGTCGTGCGTGGCGGTTCCGGCAGCGCTGGGCGTGCCGGCTGGGTTTGCGGCAGCGTCGTGCTTGCCGCTGGACATTTCGGACATCAGGCGACGGCGCTCCGAGCGCGGCATCCCCTGGCTGGCCAGCGCAGCATCAATCGCGCGCTTGGCCTTGATCTGATCGCCCAGCGCATTGCCGGGCTCCGGTGCTGTGTCGGACGTTCGGCCATCGGCGAAGCCCTTCTCGATAGCCGTTTTGGCATCCAGAAAGGTTTCGCGATTCAACATTTCGTCGAGCTCGCTGTCCGGCAGTCCGGTGCGCGCCGCATAGACATCGCGCAGGGCCGCATCGAAGGGTTCGAGATATTCAGCGATAGCCCGGAAGTCATTGCGATTGCCGCACGCGCACACCCAGGCGTTATGGATCATGATGAAGGAACCCGCGCCCATCTCGACGACATCACCGGCCATCGCGATAACGGATGCTGCCGACGCAGCCAGGCCCAGCACCTTTACCGTCACCTTGCCGCTGTGCAGGCGCAACAGGTTGTAAATGGCGATGCCCTCGAACAGGTCACCGCCGGGCGAGTTCATGAGCACGGTCACATCGTCGGTGCCAGCGCGCGCCAACTGTTCCTCCACACTGGCCGCCGTGATGCCGCCACCCGACCACGGGTCAAAACCGATATCACCGAGGATGCGGATTTCGTTGTCAGCGCCGTCGCCGTCCTGGGCGGCCAAAGGCGTTTCCGCATAACGCGACGTCACGGTCGCAGGCACATCAAAGGCCAACGCCTTCGGCGCTTTGCGAGCGATATTGCCAATCTCCGGCAGGTCGGTGCGCAAGCTCATGTCATGGTTCCTTCCGGATCTCGGGCGCCGTCCTGCGGTGCCATGTTCTGCTCGATGATGTACTCATCACCGCCCTCATCATCGCGCGGGTTCAGGCCCAGATCGGCGCGCCACTCATTGGCGTTGATGACGCCATTGCGGCGCTCGATCTGCTTGGCTTCAGCGCGCGACTTCGCATCGCCGCGCATCAGCTCGTCTGTGTTGTGCTCCAGGCAAACGCCGTCTTCGCCGGCCAACAGATCGCGCTTCACGGCGGCCTGGATGCGGCGGCAGCGTGGGGTGACAGAACCTGTCACATAGCCGATTTCCTGATGCTCGATATTCGAGAAGGTGGCGCGTTCCAGGTCGCCGATCTTGTGCGGCGGAATGCGGAAAATGCCCGCGATCTCGCTGCGTGAGAATTTGCGTTGCTCGATGTACTGGGCGTCTTCAGCGGTCACCGTGAACGGGTTCATCTTGATGCCGTCTGGCAAGAGAACCGGCTTGCCGTAATTCTCGACGCCCGCGTAAAGCTCCCTGAACTCGGCGCGCAGCTGTTCGCGCACCCCTTCGCCCAACGCGGTGCCCGCTTCCTGCTCCAGCACCACGCTTGGCTTGATGCCGCTTTCGAAAAACTTCACGGCAGTGCGCTGCTGCGCGATCGCCTCGCCAATCGTCTCACGGTGGTCGGCGATTGTGGACCGTCCCTGCAAGCCATCATCGGACGGGCCGCGCAGATGGAAAACCTGATCACGGGTGAGCTCGACCCGGGCACGACCCTCCGGCGCATATTCATAGACCGGCTGGCCACGCTGATTGCGCTTGACCGTCATCCGGTCGGTTTCCAGCGGGACAAGCTCCACCAGACGATTGCCGAAGCCGCGGACCTTGCGACAGTAGGCATTGCCGCGCGCTTCGAGCATCCGCACCAACCATTCGTGAAACTCGAAGCCGCTAACACCCTCGGTCGGTCCCTCTGTCAGCAACCGATGCAACGGATGGTCTGGCAGAGGCGTAGAGACCTTGCCGTCGCGGCGAACGATCCGGCATTGAAGAGAAGCCACATCCTCCGAGATCACACGAATGCAGGTGGCGACGGTGCGCTGGCGCTGCGCCGATTCGGTATTGACCGTTACCCCCGCCACCGCGCCACGAAGCTCGGAAAGGATCGACTCCTCCAGCTCACGAGACGTCGTGATTGAATTTTGGGGCTGGGTGAACCCCGCGGACGCCCCGCGCAACGCGCCGCCCAGGCGGTCGAGAAAGTTCATGCAAGCCTCACAGTAGAAGCCCGCCGGGCTCCAGTTCGATGACGCGCACCGCCTCTGCGGACGCTGTCGCCGCGCCAACCGCTTGGGTGGCTCCGACGCACAAGTCGATCCGGGCGGTCGCCTTTGATTTTTCGAAGCGACGAAGCCCGGCCGGGCTGGTATTGAACACCGCCGACATCACCGCAGAGCGAAGCGCCGGGTTCACTTCGACGCGAAGACGGCCATCAAGAATAAGGGTTTCGAATGCGTTGATGCTGTCAGGCATGAACAAGGCGCTGTCGCGCCGGCGGTGAAAGCCTTGCGGGTGCTCTTGAACCGGAAACCCGACACCGATGGCATCCAGCTCCTCTTGAAACTTCCGGAACAGCCAGACGTCAAAGGCAAGGGCCTGAAGGTCATTGTCCTGACTGACCTCGACCAGATCGCGGGCGATGTAATCCAATCGGGCAACCGCGCCGGGTGTCGCGATCAACCAGCCCTGCTCGACCCAGACGGGATAGGGAGCCTGGTCCTCCTTGGCGCGTTCTGCCAATCCTTCAGCGGGCATGTAGCCCCGCGCGCAAAGCGCAAACTTGGGCTTGCCGTCATCTGTCTCGCCATCCTCGAACAGATAGGCGAGGCCGGACATATCCTTGGTCGCGCCAAGGTCGAGGCCGGCCCAGACCTTGCGGCCTGTCATGTCTTCCAGACGCAGGTCTGGATCCTCTATCGCCTCCCAGCTTCC